AAATGATCCAAACATTTCTAAGTTTACTGAAATAGATGCGTTAGCTAAATCTTATATCAATGCTACAAGAATGATTGGTCAAGATAAAGTTGCAATACCAAATGAAAACTCAACTGATGATCAATGGAATGAAGTTTATGGAAAGCTTGGTAGACCAGAATCACCAGACAAATATAAACTAGAAGCTAACTCAGATGTTGTACCATTAGATGAAGGTGCAATAAAACAATTTGCAGAGAATGCTCATCAACTTGGTTTAAATAATAAACAAGCACAAGGTATCTTAGAGTTTTATAAAAATTCTATGGAAGGTTCTGCACAACAAGCAAGAATAGATACTGAGACTGCTCAAGCAAATGCTGAAGCTGAACTTCGTAAAGAGTGGGGTAGTAACTATGAAAATAATATTAAGAAAGCAGGATCAGTTGCTAAAGCAAATATGAATGCTGAGATATTAGATTTACAACTTCAAGATGGAACAAGATTAGGAGATCATCCAGAAGTTATCAAAGGTTTTGCAAACATTGCTAATCTTTTATCTGAAGATAAATTAGTTGGTACTGAAAGCGAAAGCGTAGATAAAGGTACAGACTACGAAGCTGAGATTAGTAAAATTGTTAATGATCGAGATGGTCCATATTGGAATAAAGCTCATCCAGATCATGATAAAGTAGTACAGCAAGTATTTACTTTAAGAACTATGAACAATGGATAACAAAGAATTAAAATTAGAAGTTCTTCGTATTGTAGTAGAAAGTGGATCAGAAAATCAAAAATCTAATCCCTTGCCAATCTGCGAAGAATATTATAAATGGATTTCTAAGGCGGATGAAAATTCGCCTAAGAAAAGTAAGACAATGCGTAAGACAAGTTCCACGCACCTTACTGACAACAAGGAATAGACTTGTAGTCTAAAAGACTTTAAATCCAAGAGAAGCCAGAATTTCTGATAACGTCTCTGTTTTGTTTTAACATTAACTTAACAATGAAGGAGACATAATATGTCAACTGAAATAACAAAAGCATTTGTAGAACAATACAGTTCAAACATACAAATGTTATCACAACAAAAAGGTTCTCTTCTTAGAGATAAAGTAAGATTAGAATCTGTAACTGGTAAGAACGCATTCTTCGATCAAATCGGAAGCGTTACTGCTACAGTAAGATCAACTAGACACTCAGACACTCCACAAGCTGATACTCCTCACTCAAGAAGAAGAGTTTCACTTGTTGACTATGAGTTTGCAGACTTAGTTGATGATCTAGATAAAGTAAGAATGTTAGTAGATCCTACTTCTAGCTACGCACAAGCTGCTGCTTATGCAATGGGTAGAGCTATGGATGACGCTATCATTACTGCTGCTACTGGTTCTGCTGATACTGGTGTAGCTGGTGGTACTGCTGTTGCATTACCTGCTGGTCAAATCATAACTGAAGGCGGTACAACTGGTATGACTATCGCTAAACTAAGAGAAGCAAAAGAAATCATCGATCTTGCTGACGTTGATCCTTCACTTCCAAGACACATCATCGTATCTCCTAAACAGATCTCTGATCTATTAGGAACTACTGAAGTATCTTCAAGTGACTTCAATACAGTTAAAGCTTTAGCACAAGGCGACATTAATACTTTCTTAGGATTTAATTTCGTTGTGTCTAACAGATTAGCTGTTGCGTCTCAAATTAGAGATTGTATTGCTTTTGTTGGTGATGGAATCGCTTTAGCTGTTGGAAAAGATTCAACTGCTAGAATCGATGAAAGATCTGATAAAGGTTACGCTACTCAAGTCTACTATTCTGCTGCATTCGGTGCGACTAGAATGGAAGAAGAAAAAGTAGTTAAGATTCAAGCATACGAAGCTTAATCAATAAAATTTTAGGGGGTGGAAGCGAGAGTGGAAACCCCCTGGAATGCTTATGAAACAAGTAAAAGATTTAAAAACGATACTACATTTTAAGAAAGGAAAATATGTATATAGATATGTATTGGTAGACAGATTTAAGAATGATGGTAAATTCCATTATGGTTTTGATGCAAAGAATGAAAGAACAGAGCATGAGATTTTTGCATTAGAAAAAGATAGACAGATAAGACGAAATTATATAATAAGGAAATAATATGGCATCAGTAGTAGACATTTGTAATGGAGCATTAAACCAACTTGGTGCATCAACAATACTTACACTTACAGAAGATTCAAAGAATGCAAGACTTTGCAATGCAAGATACACACAAGTTAGAGATAGTTTATTTAGATCTCATCCTTGGAATTGTTTAATTAAAAGAGTTGAACTAGCTAGAGATACTGAAACACCTTCATGGGGTTTTAGTTATCAGTTTACTTTACCTGCTGATTGCTTGAGAGTTTTAA